AATAATATACCATTTAATCAAATTAAATCAGATATCCCAAATGAAACTTGGAATTATGTCAATAAAATTTTGGGGTAATTTTTAATTATACAGATATTTATAAAGAAAAATTTATTTATGAAATATAAAATTAATGAATCTAAAATTAGATACGCAATCAAAAAAGCATTACTTGAACAAGAGGTAAAAGAAGAAAAACCTAAACCAAGATGTGTTCCTCAAAATGTTATTGAATTAGATGAAATTGTTGGTACTGCCGATGAATATGATAACTACGCACCAGGGGTAAACAAAAGAAAACTTGGTGTGAATTCAATGGTTGATACTTTGGGTATCCTTAATAATATAAGATTGTTCAAAGATGTCAAAGATGGTGGGTCTCATTTAGCTTACAATATGATGCACCATCTAAATAAGTTCAGAAATAAAAATTATTACGATGAAACATCGGGTCAATGCAATAAAGCTATGGATAAAATAATTGAACTTTATAAAGAAAATGAACATGGAACTGAACTTGTTAAAGATATTGAAAGAGTATTAAATTTACAAACAAAAGATGACGAATATACACCCTCACCAAGAGCTAAAGAATATCTTAAAAGATGTTTGGCCTTGATTAAGGGAGAATAATCTAACCTCTTAGGAGGACTTTTAGGACCGTTTGCTGTTATGGCAACAAAAAAAGAGGACATCGCTACGTCCTCTTTTTATATTTTTACTATTTATAGTAAAAAGAATATGAAAAAGAAATTATTTTTTGGATGGGAAAATACCAAATGGTTTATTAGAGAAATTGGTAAAATTTATTCTTCTAAGAACTCAATATTTTCCAAAAAAAGAATTGAATCTGGTATTGCATTCATAGTTGCACAATGGGGAATGATTTTTTTCCTACTTGAAAAACATTCAACATTAACTATGACTGATTTAATTCTGTGGGCTGGAGTTGAATTCGCAATCTCAGGTTATATAATTCACCAAATTCAAAAAGAAAAGAAAACTGAAGAACAAAATGAAGAAACCCCCAACGTTTAATTGGGGGCTTTTTATTTACTTCACTTCTTCAAATTCTACATCTGAACCTGTAAATCCATCAGTATTTTCGGTTTGACCTACATTACTATAAAGTTCTTGTGTAACTTTTTGCATAGTTGAGTTAACATTATCAAGAGCTTCATTAATTTTATCCATTTCACCAGTATTTTTAGCTTCCCTCAACTCTTCTAAACCTTTTTTGATTTCTTCCTTGTGTTCATCACTGATTTTTTCATCCAAATCTTTCATTGTTTTCTCAATATTAAAGATTACACTATCAGCTTCATTGATTTTCTCAACTTTTTCTTTCGCTAATCTATCACTTTCAGCGTTTTCTTCAGCTTCTCTCTTCATTCTATCAATTTCTTCTTGTGAAAGTCCAGATGATGACTCAATTCTAATGGTTTGTTTCTTATTTGTACCCTTATCTAGAGCAGAAACATTAATAATACCATTTGAGTCAATGTCAAAGGTTACTTCAATCTGAGGAATACCCCTCATTGATGGTGGAATACCATCCAAATGGAATTTACCAATAGTTTTGTTGTCTTTTGCCATTGACCTTTCACCTTGTAGTACGTGAATTTCTACAGATGGTTGATTATCTACCGCTGTAGAGAAAATTTGAGACTTTTTAGTTGGAATTGTTGTATTTGCTTCAATTAATTTGGTCATAATACCCCCCATTGTCTCAATTCCTAGTGAAAGTGGGGTTACATCCAATAAAAGTACATCTTTTACGTCTCCAGCTAACACACCACCTTGAATTGCAGCACCTAGAGCAACAACTTCGTCAGGATTTACACCTTTTGATGGTTCTTTTCCAAAGAATTTCTTAACCGCCTCTTGAATTGCTGGAATTCTTGTTGATCCACCAACCAAAATGATTTCATCAATGTCATTTACAGATAATCCAGCGTTTTTAAGGGCTGATTTACAAGGATTTATTGTTCTTTCAACCAATTTGTCAATAATCTGTTCAAATTTAGCTCTTGTAAGTGTTTTTACAAGGTGTTTTGGTTGATTATCAATAACCATAAAGTATGGTAGGTTAATTTCAGTATTTAGAGCCGATGAAAGTTCAACTTTTGCCTTTTCTGCGGCTTCTCTAAGTCTTTGTAATGACATTGAATCATCAACCCAACCTCCATTCTCATTTTTAAACTCAGTTGTTAACCAATCCACAATTGCTTGGTCAAAATCATCACCTCCAAGGTGAGTATCACCATCAGTTGACAATACTTCGAACACACCACCACCCAATTCAAGGATAGAAACGTCATGAGTACCACCACCACAGTCAAAAACAACAATTTTTGAGTCTTTGTTCTTCTTATCAAGACCATAAGCCAATGCTGCGGCCGTTGGTTCATTGATAATACGTCTCACATTCAACCCAGCAATCTCCCCAGCTTCCTTTGTTGCTTGTCTTTGAGCATCATTGAAGTATGCTGGTACTGTAATTACGGCTTCAGTTACTGATTGACCCAAATAATCCTCAGCAGTTTGTCTCATTTTCTGTAATACCATAGCAGAAATTTCTTGTGGAGAATATTCCTTACCATCAATCTTCACTTTAGGTGTGTTATTTTTCCCTTTTACGACATTATATGGTACTCTCTTAACCTCAGACTTAATTTCGTCATAATTTGAGCCCATAAATCGTTTAATTGAATAAACTGTCTTGTCTGGATTTGTTACAGATTGTCTTTTAGCGGGGTCTCCAATCTTTCTTTCCCCTCCATCAATAAATCCAACAATTGATGGGGTAGTTCTTTTACCCTCTGAATTGGTGATAATTACTGGTTCACCATTTTCCATAATTGCAACGCACGAATTTGTCGTACCTAAGTCAATTCCTAAAATTTTGCTCATAATTTTTCTGTTTTTGTTTAATTATATGTTTTATTTTTTATGGAGTCAATCCAAAATTTATATTTCAATGTATAAAAACTAGACCATAATGAAAACAACTGACAATTTGTCAGTTTTTATGACAAATTAAATTTTTTTTATCAAATTATTGTTTTTTTGAAAACTTTATAGTATTTATTCCTAAAATAAAAATCAATGGGTACTAATCTAATCAACATAAATCGCGTTTTATCTTACTAATCCTCCTATTATTAGGGGGATTTTTTTTTATACATAAATTAACACATAAAAACAATTTTTAAAAAAAATGAAAAACACAAAAATTTACAATGAATTGGTTCAAAAGATGAGAACCTTCTTCCAAGCTAAAGGTTTCTTAGAAGTACCTACTCAATCAAGACTTTCTATCTTAGCTGCATGTGAAAATCCACATAGCATCACAACATTTGAATATTCTGGAGAAGTTTGGCCTCTACCTCAGACAGGTCAAATGTGGTTGGAATACGAATTACTACAGAATCCTGAATATCCTGGGGTATATTGTATCTCAACATCATATAGACAAGAAGTTAATCCTATTCCGGGAAGACACTCATTGATTTTCCCTATGTTTGAAGTTGAAACTAAAGGCACAAAAGAAGATATGGTTAAACTTCAAGCTGAAATGTTGGAATATCTTGGCTTTGATACACCAAAAGTGTTTGATTATAACCAACTATGTGAACATTATGGTACAGAAATCCTTGAAGCGGAACACGAAACAAAAATGTGGGATGAAATCGGTGATTCAATCTCTCTTCAAAACTTCCCATTAAGAACAAACCCATTTTGGAATATGCAAAAGGGTGAAGGTGATAAGTTTCAAAAGGTTGACGTTATTCTTTTTGGTCAAGAAACTATTGGTTCGGCTGAAAGAAGTTGTGATAAAGAAAGTATGAAAGAAATGTTCTACACAATTGAAGGTGGAAACTACGCTGGAAAACTTTTTGAATTATTTGGTAAGGAAAGAGTAGAAAAAGATTTGGAAGATTTCTTATCTTTGGACTTCTTCCCAAGATTTGGTTGGGGTTGTGGTATGACCAGATTGGCAAGAGCGTATGAACTTAATCTTCAAAAAAAACTTAGTGCTGAAATCGCTTAATTATGACAAAAAAACAAAATCCTGAACCCATTAATACTAGAACTACTAAATACGAGGTTGTTGTTGATGGGGATGATATCATTCAAATATGGAAATATGACAAAAGAATCAGTAAAACACCATATGAAATAGAAAATATCTATAAAGGAGAACCAAAGTTTAGTAAATTAAAAAAGGGGTCGAAATAGACCCCTTTTTTTTATTCTTGTTCACCTTCTTTATATTTTTCGTCATTAAATTCTTTTAAATTATTCTTTATATTCTTACCAAAATTAACTAAATCTAAAACGTGACGTATAAGTCCTTTCCCAAACATTACTTTCCAATTCTCATCAATTGATTTCATTTCAGCATAAATTAGACCCAAACTTATTATCTTGGTTGATAGATGTTGTATAGGTATTACATATTTAACAAATTCATCTAGTAAAAAAACATCCAACATAAAAAACAACAATATCAGTGAGGTATACCCAATTAATTTTGGAACAAACCCTCTTACAAAAGCTCTTGAAGTCCATCTAATTTTAACCCCCTCTCTACGTTGTTTAATTATCCTACAATAAGCAGTAATGATATCAAGTAATACAAATCCTAGGACAACCAATAATATTCCAGCAGAAGGGGCAAAAAACGTCAAAATCGATAACCAAAATCCAAATAACCCCTCTTTGACAGTTTCAAATAAATGCTTCATATATATTTTTTCTTTTAAAAGTAAATAGTTTTTATTAAATTTAACAATTATAAATATCTAAATTCGAATAAAAGTTGGTATTTATATAAAAAACTATTATACTATGTTAAAAATCGGATCAAAAGGAAACTTGGTAAAACTCCTCCAAGAAAAACTAGGAGTTACAGCTGATGGTGACTTCGGACCTAAAACCGAATCAGCACTAAAAGAATGGCAATCTAAGAATGGACTAACCGCTGATGGTGTTGCAGGGCCTATTACTTTGTCAAAGATGGGAATTGAAATTCCTGTAGTTAAAAAAGAACCATTAAAATTGGATAAACTTAAAGGTCACATACCTCAAAATGTGATTGATGAAATTGGTTTAATCGCTGAAAAATTTAACCTCAACACAAATCTTCGTTTAGCACATTTCTTAGCTCAATGTTCTCACGAATCGGGTAATTTTAAAATCCTTACAGAAAATTTAAATTATTCAAAAGATGGGTTAATGAGAATCTTTGGTGGTTATTTTGCTGGTAACTTGGCTGAATCTTATGCCCACCAACCTGAGAAAATTGCTTCTCGTGTTTATGGAAGTAGAATGGGCAATGGTGATGAAACGACTAAAGAG